TATTTAGAAGATAAAGTGTTAGACCATGTATTTGGTGGTAACGCTTACTCAGCACCATCAACATTATATGTTGCTTTATACACAGTAGCACCTACTGATACTGGTGGCGGTACTGAAGTAAGCGGTGGAGCTTATGCAAGACAAACCGCAGCTTTTACTGTTTCAGGAACAAATCCAACAACAGCAACAAACTCTGCTGCAATTGAATACCCAACAGCTACAGCCGATTACGGAACTGTAGTTGCAGTTGGCATCTTTGATGCCCTATCATCAGGAAACTTATTAGCATATGCAAACTTAACTGCATCAAAAGTTGTTAGTACAGGAGACGTGTTCAGATTCAATGCTGGTGATTTAGACATAACATTAGCTTAACATCATGGCCAGCATAGGCTACAACAAAGGCTACTACTCAAGATCAAGGTACAACGATCTTGCTATACAAGCCGAAGCAACCATTCAAGGCGTTTCAGGAGCTACTGCTACTGGAACACAAATAGATAGAACCACAGCAGTTATACAAGCTGTTTCTGGGTTTACTGCTACTGGTACACAAATTGATAAAGGAACAACAGTTATTGCTGCTGTTTCTAATGTAATTGCAGCAGGTAGAAAAACTCATGGTGGTTCTGCAACAATAGCAGCAGTATCAGACTTAAACGCACAAGGATTTGTAATACTTGATGGAGTTGCAACGATTGCAGGAACATCAGACTTTGATGCAACAGGTAGGGCAACATTTGGCGGAGCATCAACCATAAATCAAACCAGTAGTCTTGTCGCTATCGGTGGTTTAAAATGGGAAGATATAATTGTTCCAGGCGAAACATGGACAGATCAAAATGTTGCAGGTGCAACATGGACAGATCAAACAAACCCATCAACAAATTGGACTGTATTAGATAAACAAGAGGCAGCTTAGATGGCAGATACATACACAACTAATCTAAATTTAACTAAACCAGAGCCAGGTGAAGCAGAAGATACTTGGGGTATTTCCCTCAATGCAGACCTTGATACTCTTGATGCAATTTTTAAATCAGATGGCACAGGCTCAAGCATAGGTTTAAATGTAGGATCTGGAAAAACTTTAGCGGTAGCTGGAACATTAAATGTTACTGGTACTTTAAGCGGAGTTAGTACAAGTTCTATAACAGAGGGGTCTAACCTCTATTACACAGACACTAGAGCAAGATCTGCTGTTAGTGCATCTGGTGATTTAGCTTACAACTCAAGCACTGGTGTATTCTCATTTACTGAAAGAACTGATGCAGAAGTACAGGGCCTAATAACTGGTGGTACTGGCGTTACAGTTAGCAGTGGTCAAGTCTCTATAGGTCAAGCTGTAGCTACTTCTGATTCACCTACTTTTGCCAATATGACTTTAAGTGGCACTGACTCAATTAAGATTTCTAGTGGTACAACTGCTCAAAGAAATGGAAGTCCAGCTGCAGGTATGTTCAGATACAATACAACCACTGGTGAGTTTGAAGGCTACACCAATGAGTGGGGTGCTATTGGCGGTGGTGGTGGATCATTCACCACAGATATTTTTGCTGGCGATGGTTCTGATACAACCTTTACAGTCACATCAAGCGTTGGTAATGAAAACGATCTTATGGTTTTCATTGATGGTGTATTCCAAGCTCAAGACTCTTACAGCGTTTCTGGTACAACTTTAACTTTCTCAACCGCTCCTGCAAATGGCAGAGTTATTACTGTTTATCATGCCAAAGCTGTTTCAATTGGAACTCCATCAGATAATTCAGTTGGCATCACTCAGCTTAATGTAAGCGATGGTACTGATGGGCAGGCATTAACTACCAATGGTGCAGGCACTTTAAGTTTTTCAACAATAAGCAGCGGTGCTACAAGTCTTAATGGACTATCAGATTGCAAAACCTTTGGCACTTCATCTTTATTAGTTGGCGACTCAGACACAGGCACAATTAATGCAGCTAATTACAACACAGGTTTAGGTGTTGGTGTTTTTAATGCTTTAACAAGTGGTGATAATAATACTGCGATTGGTTTTAGTACTTTAACAGCAAACACTACAGGTCATACAAATACAGCAGTTGGTTACAATTCACTTACAGCAAATACCACAGGTGCAATAAATACTGCAATAGGTAATGAAGCTTTAGACACCAACACAACAGGTAATTACAATACAGCTTTAGGTTATGCAGCACTGTATGCCAACACCACAGCATCCTATAACACAGCAGTTGGCTCAAATGCTTTAGATGCTAATTCAACAGGAGCTGAAAATGTAGCCATAGGTGTAAATGCAATTGGCTCTAATACTACAGGCTCAGATAATGTTGGAATAGGCTCTAATTCTTTAGCTAATAATACCAGTGCTGTAAATAATGTAGCAGTTGGAAGAAGTGCTTTGTATGCAAGTACCACGGGTGCTAGTAACACTGCGATAGGGTATGGAGCATTGATAGCTAATACGACAGCTAATAATAATACAGGTGTTGGAGCAGATTGTTTGGCAGCAAATACCACAGGTACAGGTAATACTGCTGTAGGAGCAGATGCAGGTAAAAATATAACCACAGGCTCAGAAAATGTTGAAATAGGAATTGGTGCAAGATATATAACCACAGGAAATTATCATACTATCGTGGGTGCATATTCTAGTCCTGCAAATACAAGCACTAATAGTGAGGTTGTTATTGGCAGAAATGTTTTAGGGGTTGGTCAAGGTTATGCAACTTTTGGTTCAAGCTCTAGTAGAACTTATGTTTCTATGGGTTCAACAACTTGGGGTTCTACTTCAGACGAAAGACTTAAAACCAACATTGTAGATGAGCCAGTGGGTTTAGATTTTATAAATGATTTAAGACCAGTCAAATTCAATTGGAAAAAGAAAAAGGATGTAGATTCAACCTTGTTTCCCAATATACATGAAGCTGATTCAGAGGACAGGGTTCAAGATACTGGTGATGGTATAGATATGCATGGTTTTATTGCACAAGAATTGGAAGCCACTGTAGCAAACTATTCAGACTTAGGCGATTTAGGACACCAAATATATAAAGAAACTGACGATGGAATTTACACTGCTGCACCAACAGCATTGCTACCAATGCTTGTAAAAGCTATACAAGAACTTAAAACAGAATTAGATGCTGCAAAAGCAAGAATAGAAACACTAGAGGGATAGAATGGCAAATACAAAGATACCTAACGAATTACTAGAGCTAAGTGTAAAAACTTTTGGCACATCTTCCATAATGATTGGAGATACAACCACAGGCACGATTGATGCAGCTAACTACAATACTGGGGTTGGTGTAGATGTCTTTGCAGCGTTAACTACAGGAGATAGCAATTCTGCTTTTGGCACGTTTGCTTTAAGTTCAAATACTACTGGCTCAAAGAATACTGCTCTAGGTTATGGAACTTTGAACTCAAACTCTACTGGTTATAATAATGTAGCGATAGGCTACGGAACTTTACTATTAAATACAACAGGCTTACAAAATACAGGAGTTGGTTACAATTCTTTGAACGCAAACACCACAGCTTCTAACAACGCAGCCGTTGGTTATAATGCTTTATCAGCAAACACGACAGGTACACAAAATACTGCTCTTGGTTCTTCTGCTGGTAGAAGTTGTACCACTGGTGGTCACAATGTTGCGATAGGATATGCAGCCTTAGATGCTTCTACAACAGGCGGTGATAATGTGTCAATTGGTCGTTATGCGATGATATTGAATACAACTGGTGCTGCTAATGTAGGGATAGGGTCTAATGCAATGTATGCAAATACTACAGGAAATTACAACACGGCCATTGGTTATGGTTCTCTTGATGCCAATACCACAGCAAGTTACAACATAGCAATGGGTTATTTATCAGGAACAAGAAACACTACAGGAACTAGAAATTCAATTATTGGTACTTTTTCAGGGTCTTATGTAACGACAGGAAATGACAATACAACTTTAGGTTATGCTGCTCTTGGGTCAGCTTCAACTGGGTATACAAATACAGCAATTGGCAGCCGATGTTTAGCAAGTGTTAGCACAGGGAATGACAATACGGCTGTTGGATATTATGCAGGTGGCTATCAAAATCAAATAACAACAGGAACTGACAATACTGTTATAGGTGCTTATGCAAGAACAAGTTCTGCTGCTGGTGTCGGTCAGATTGTTATAGGTCGTTATGCTTTAGGGCAGGGAAATAATACAGCTACAGTGGGTCTTAGTGGTAATGGTGCAACAATAAACATTGATGGTAGTGACACCTCTTGGGCGGCTCATTCAGATGAACGTCTTAAAGAAAACATTTTAACCTCTACAGCAGGTCTTAGTTTTATAAATGATTTACGCCCAGTGACTTATACTTGGAAGGCTAAAAATGCAATATCAAAAGACTTTAAACATTATTACGATGCAGATAGCACTGACCCTGTAAATGGAGTGGCAGGTAAAACCTATCATGGTTTTGTAGCTCAAGAAATGAAAGCTACTATTGATGCTCACTCTGAAGTGGCAAATGGTAATAATCTTTGGGCTGAAAGAATTGATGATATTCAACAAGTAGCACCAAGCAACTTAATGCCTATGATGGTAAAAGCTATACAAGAACTTTCAGCAGAAGTTGAAACACTTAAATCACAACTAGGAGAATAAAATGAAAACAGTATCAGAAGTACTAACAGCAGCAACCGATAGCGTTGATTTAATTAATGCAATTGATAATGGTTCACATGATGTAGAGGGCGTGGAGCAAGCAGAGATAAATGACATGGTACAAAAAAATGTAGACCATCTTGAGCTTATACTTGAGTATACAGAACCCGATGTAGCAGGAGACTCATCAGATAAGTCTAGCTATACAGATGCGATTGCCACTGGTAAGGATTACATTTCTAACAATTCTTGAAATAATTATCCTGATAGAGGTTATTAGCTTTATAATTAATAGAAAGAAACTAGAGTGGATTGATTAAATTAAGTCCAAATTAACAAAATAGAATATTATGGCAGACACATATACAACAAACTTAAATTTAACAAAACCAGAGGTAGGTGCATCTACCAATACCTGGGGAACAAAAATAAATACTGACCTCGATACAGTAGATGGATTATTTAGTTCCACTGGTACTTCGGTGGCCATGAACTTAGACGGAGCAGTCATTGATAGTTCTGTCATTGGTGGCACTACTCCTGCTGCTGGATCATTCACAACACTAACAGCAAGCACATCTATTACAGGAAATGTTACAGGCAATGTCACTGGTGATTTAACAGGCAGCGTCACAGGCAATGTCACAGGCAATGTCACAGGTAATATTACAGGAACAGTTTTAACAGCAGCACAACCTAACATTACAAGCGTTGGTACGCTGACAGGATTTACTTCAACTGGTATTGATGATAATGCTTCATCTACGATGATTACTGTAGATGGCTATCGAGTATTTTTAACAGATTCTTCTAATAGCTCTCAAGAAGTCAACATAGGAACATCTAGCACTTTGGGTGGCAAGTTAAGTGTTCAAAGTGTTAACAACGAAGCTGCATACTTTCACAATAATGGTGGTAGTGGCGGAACTGGTAATGCGGTAGCTGCATTTAAAGTAACCAATTGGAATATTAACGATGCTTACGTGCAGACATTTTACAATTCTAGTGGCACATTGGCAGGTAGTATTTCTCTACCAACTGGATCATCAACCACAACAGCATTTAACACATCCTCAGACTACAGGCTAAAACAAAATGTAGACTATACATGGGATGCAACCTCAAGACTAAAACAACTCAAGCCAGCAAGGTTTAGCTGGATATCTGATGATGACAACACATTGGTTGATGGCTTTATTGCACATGAGGTTTCACACATAGTTCCCGAGGCCATTACTGGTACAAAAGATGCAGTCGATGATGATGGTAATCCTGAATATCAGGGCATAGATCAAGCCAAGCTTGTGCCATTATTGGTCAAAACCATACAAGAACTAGAAGCAAGAATTACAGCCTTAGAAAGCTAAATGGCATTATTTCCAATAACACCCCCAGCAGGCATAGTCAAAAATGGAACTGACTATGGCAACAAAGGTCGTTGGGTCGATGGAAATTTAGTTCGCTTTGAAAATGGCTACCTTAAACCTATAGGTGGCTGGACAAAACTAAGACAAACAGCCTTAGATGGATCACCCATTGGAATGTATGCTTACAACGATAACTTGGGTGAACCTATATTAGCGGTTGGTACAACAGAAAAGGTTTATGTTTTATACGACAACACCTGGACTGATATTACACCATCGGGTTTTGTTAATGATGGAGATGCCGATCCTCTTGGTTATGGTGCATATCATTTTGGCGTAGAAGACTATGGTGATGCTCGTTCACAATCAAGCTTACCTTTAGATACAGGTCATTTTTCTTTTGACAACTGGGGAGAGCATTTAATCTTTTGTTTCTCTGGTGATGGCAAAATTTATAAATGGCGACCCAATTCAGGCGGTACAGCCGATACCATAGGAACAGTCGTGACCAATGCACCCACAGGGTGTCAATCAATTATTGTGACCAATGAAAGACATTTGGTTGCTATTGGTTCGGGCGGAGATCCAAGAAAAATTTCATGGTCAGATAGAGAAGATAATACCAACTGGACATCTAAAGCTACCAACACCGCAGGTGATTTACAAATACCTACAGGTGGCAGAGCTATCATGGCGGCTTCATTTGGTAATGACATTATCATTTTTAGTGATACAGGTATCAGCAGAATGTTCTATGCAGGCTCACCTTTTGTTTATGGTATTGCTGATGCTGGAACTAACTGTAAAGCAGTCAGTAGAAGATCTATTGTTTCTACTGGTAATTTCCTAGCATGGATGGGTGAAAATTCTTTCTTTATTTATGATGGCACTGTAAGAGAAATACAATGTGAAGTGCATGATTATGTTTACGATTTACTTAATTTGCCAGGGAGAAAAGCTTGTTGGGGTGGACACAATTCTAGCTTTAATGAAATATGGTGGGGATTCCCAAGCGGTGAACTACAATACGCACCAAACAAATATGTGATTTGGAATTATGGTGAAAATGTTTGGTCTATTGGTGAACTAGATAGAGGTTGTTGGGTTGACCAAGGTGTCTTTGATTTTCCAACTTCAGCAGATAACGCTGGGTTTATCTATCAACACGAATCAACTGTATTAGGTAACTCACCTAATTTAGGCGATGCTGTTCCATATGCGACCTCTGGGCCGATTGAAATAGGCAATGGTGACAATTATGTCCAATGCAATCAAATACTTCCAGACGAAGAGGCTAATACACTTCCAGGTGTCACCCTTAGTTTCAAAGGTAAATTTACTCCACTAGGCCCTGAAACGGACTTTGGATCATTTACTTTTGAAAGTGATGGTTATACTGATGCTAGGTTTACTGCAAGACAAGTCTCAATGACAGTCACAGGCAGTACCACACAAGATTTTCAAGTAGGAAAGATTAGATTAGATGTACGCAACAGAGGTAGAAGATAATGGATTTATCCTCACAAAGACAGTACATACAAAGAGCAACCAATGTTAAGTATTCTTTTACAGCTACCACACAGCAAACTATCTATACAGCACCTAGCGGTGGTGACTTTGATTTTGCAGTTATTAAAGGTTTTTTAGCTTGTGACCATGGTAATCAA